TGTTTCTCCATTGGCAACATTGTGTTGAATATTTACCATCATGCAACATAACGTCATCGCCCTCTATCCACTTGTGGAATACGATGAAATTATCCGCCTCTTCTTCTGACTTAAATTCAGAGTAATTAACCCATTCATTATTCACTTTGAATGCGTCATCAAAGTGAACATCTTTACAGATGCCCACACTCCATTTACCATCTTCTTTATACATCGTAGTCTTCATAATATTATTGGTTTTTAGTGTTAAATAATTCTTCAAAAATCTCATTTACTTCANCGAATGACATTGCATTCAAGTCAATCAAATCTTGTTCGTTGTGAGTATGCTTTACTGCCTCAGTAATCATCTCAATCATTTCATCTCTTCTCATAACTCTAGTTGTTAATTGTTAGTTTTTCGAACGACTCCCTCATTTTTTTCTCGTTCAGTTTTGTTGGGTTGTTTGACCACCTCTCTATAGACCTACAATGATGTCTAAATTGACTATTGTCTACCATCTTAAATGTCGTGTCCTTTGCGTTCGGTGTCGTGTTGTATCTAATTTTTTTCATAACTCATCGTGTTTACTGTGATTATTTGTTACTAATTACTGCGAATATTGGTAGTATAAAGCCTATAGTCATTAATGCTGTTAAAACTGTTAATACTGTAGATTGAATTTCTACAGCTAACAAAACGGTGAAAACCGTTGTTATCACTACCATAAACAAGCATAATTTGATTAATACTTTTTCATCTTTTCTCATAATAAATTGTAATGTGCTGATTATCAGCTTGTTAAGTGGGTTTCTTAGTGGCTATCACTTGTCCCATACATTAAAGATAGTATAATAAAGTATTAATTAACTATCAGTACTATATTATTTTAATATCAACTCTTATGATCAAAATCTTGGTCAATATGTAAATGCCTGGAAATAAAGGGATTACGTGATTATTTTGTTGGTGAATTGTTTACGTTTTTAGGTGTTCGGAGGGGGGTTATCCTCCCCCTCAATGTATCTAATTAACATTATTCATTGAGTATAATGGGGGGAATAGCAACGCATCTCAGCATTGTCAAGGGTTGCGTGGCGATATGCAAGGGGTGATGGGGTGTGGGGTGTGGGGCGATGGGGCGATGTGTATGTGTGTGTGTGGGTCGCTAGGAAAAAAGGCAAAAATATCGCAGAAAAAAGATCGGTGAGAGCTTTGTTTGTTGATGGGGGGGGTGCTTTCCCTGGGTGGCATGGCTTGCGTGTGCGGGGGTATTACCCTCAACCCCTAGACATCTAAAAAAATTTTATATCTTTGTAAGAAACTAGGAACTATGAAGATGACTAACCCTTTTGCAGGTTCGGATAACGTGGGTGGCTTATACGTAAAGGACGGACGATTAATTAACGAGAGAGTAGATGGCGAGACTGGCATTGCTGAGGCTGCTCGTTACAGAGCTCAGATGAAGAAGCAGTATAAGATTGATTGTATTGCTGATGGAATTGAGCGAGCTAAGATGCGTATGGACCACGACAATGATATCTACGAGTTCTAAAAACTTTCTGTTTGTTTGTTTGTAAATTGGGGTAGCTTTTATGTTATCCCTTTTTTTGTGTCGATAATCGACATTGGAATGTCGTTTTTGTGTCGAAGTGATTTTTCATAACTAATTGATTTATAGTATATTTATAAAATAAAATGTCGAAATGTCGATATTGTTCTATTATTATTAGATAAGTAATTCAATAAATAATAGTATATATATATAACGTTATATAGGATTTTTTTTCGACATAACGACATTCTGTTTTTTTTGTTGTTAGTGTAAAAACTTTTATTATATTTGCAGAAATTAAATTAAATTAAATATGCAAGACCAAGGCTACATTCCAAAAGACCTATCGTTCGATAGCGAGGCTAGGGAGAAACTCATATCGGGAATCTCTAAAATTTCAAACGCAGTTAAGAGCACACTAGGACCCCAGGGTCAGACGGTGTTGATTGAATCAGCGGAGCACACTCAAGGGTTAACTGTAACCAAGGATGGTGTAACCGTTGCCAAGTCTGTTTTCCTGATTGACCCAATCGAGAACCTTGCGGTTCGTATGATGAAGCAGGCCTCAGAGAAGACTGCCAACACTGCGGGTGATGGAACTACTACGGCTATCGTACTGACTGAGGCGTTGGTAAAGGCTGGTCTTGAGCATATGTCTGATGATGACAATATCATTCAGGTGGTTAGAGAGATTCGTACCGAGAGTGACAAGCTCTTGGGCAGGATAAAGGATGAGGCCGTTAAGGTCACAGATGAGATGCTTGAGGATATAGCCACAATCTCTGCAAACAATGACAGGGAGATTGGTGGAATTATTGCGGACGCTTATCGTGAGGTTGGCCATGACGGCATTGTCACTGTGGAACGTTCACAGACTGACAAGACATTCGCTGAGGTAACAAACGGGATAAAGGTCGATAGGGGTTATACCTCTCCGATGTTTATCACCGACCACCGAAAGGACGAGTGTATCATGGAGGGTGTGAAGGTACTTGTGTGTGACACAGAGATTACTAACATCCTACAGATTGAGAACATACTTAAACCAATTATAAATAACGGGGAGAAGTTACTGATCATAGGTAACTGCTCATCAAACGTAATCAACACGTTGGCAGCAAATGTACAGAGGAATGGTCTTAAGTTCTGTAACATCCTAGTGCCTTCGTTTGGTTATCGTTCACACGAGCTGATGCAGGACATTGCACTGTCGGTTGGTGCGAAGTACTTCTCGGAGAGTACGGGTGATGACCTGTCTCTTATCAGGTCAGAGGATCTTGGTGAGGCGGACAAGGTTATTGTTGGAAAAGACAACACCATCATCGTTAAGGACAACGAGATGAGTGAGGAGATAAAGAATCGTGTTACTGAGTTGCGTGAGCAGCAGCAGCTACTAACATCAAAGCCTGAGCGTGACTTCGTGAACGAGCGTATAGCAAGCCTTGTTGGTGGTATCGGTTGCATCCAGGTTGGTGCAACGTCTGACATCGAGCAGAAGGAGAAGTACGACAGGGTTGATGACTCTGTGTGTGCGGTACGTTCTGCACTGCAGGAGGGTATTGTACCAGGCGGTGGGTTACTTCTACACACACTGGCAGGCGAGTACAGTGGAGACAGCACCGCAAATAAAATATTACGTGACACGCTTCGTGCACCACTCGCACAGATTCTTAAGAACGCTGGGCTAGATAGTGCTGTCGTGTATAAGAAGAAATTAAAAAAGAACGAGGGCTACAATGTGGTGACTGGTGAGTACGGTGACATGTTCGAGATGGGCGTGGTTGACCCTGCAAAGGTTACGACACAGGCGTTGTCAAACGCAATAAGTGTTGCCACAACGATACTAACAACTAACGCAATTATAACACACGCAAGGGCATAATGAAATCATTCGATATAAACGTGGGTCTGTACCCTGGTGTCTTGATAGGTATCCGTACCTACAAGGACTATGATTCAAATACCCACGCCATATATCTACCGTTCTTCAGTATACACATCGTTGTCTTTAAGGGTACAGATGAGTGAGACTGAGTGGTACTGGATGGATGACATAAAACAAAATAGTATGAGACCAATAGGAAAATATATTATAATCAAGACAATCAAGGAGGAGCTTAAGACAGAGTCTGGGCTTCTTCTNTCAGCACAGGATGCTTCAGGGTTCCGTTACAAGAANGGTGAGGTTGTAAAGCCTGGNACCAATGTGGATGTCATCAACGAGGGTGACGTAATCTACTATGACGGGTCCGCAGGGCACGAGATGTTAATCGAGGATAATCCCTATACGGTGATTACTGAGAGAGATGTCGTTGTTGTCTTATAAACTCGTTCATCTCTATAATCATATTACGGTAGACCTTGTCCATGTAGGATGCGTCATGCCTGAACAGTGGGTTTATGTTTGCGGTCTCCCCGATTTCTTCACCGTTAAGTTTCTTGTACATCGTGTCGACTAGGCGTTTACCCTTGTATGAAAGTTCGTATAGTGTGGTGTGCCTACCTGCACGCTTCCTCCATACATGTATCCACCCCTCCTTGAGTAGCTTATAAAAGCGTTGCTCGTCCCATGACATGCACTGCTCAAACTCCTTAAACTTTGTCTTGTTAAAAATCTGTTCGCTGTACAGGAAGAACAGCATATCTATGTCGGGTGTACCGATCTTATACTTAGCCTTGGCCCAGTACCTAATCACCCGCCAGTACTTCATATAATCTTGGGAGCGTGCCCCACGTTCTGCTATGTATACCATTAAATTAAATTTGTATATTTGTAGAACAAAAATACTAAATTATGCCAACAGTAACACATAAGTGCCCAGACACTGGGAAGAAGATGAAGAAGACATTCCCATACAACGCTGTGGGTAAGGCTCAGGCTGGTGCCTTCGCTAAACTAATGGACGGTAAGGTTAAGAACAACCCTAACTACGGTATGGAGAAGAAGACTGTCTCAGGGTACTAAAAGAAATTTATTATCTTTGTATAAATATTTAAAGACATGACAGACCCAAGGGTATCAGAACCGTTAGCAGCTACTCAGTTTAAGGACAAGAAGAGGAGATCAGAAAAGGTTTTTGATAAGTCTAAGAAGGTTGCGATTAAAGGTAGACGGGCAGTAGACGAGGGCAGGGATAAGAAGGCTACACGATTACTAAAGAAGGCTTCAAGGCTTGAGAACCGTTCAATAAAAATTGAAGACAGAGAGATGGGGAGACCTAAATTTAAAGCTAAAAAATAAAAGTTATGAAAAAGCAAGGATACAATGCAAGACTCGATGAGTCTTTAGGAAGTAAGCACAAGGGTGCTCACTCACAGTCAATGAAGTCTCGTAGAAACGAGTCTAAGGCAATGTCTAAAAAAGATTACGGACACGCTTATGGCGGAGACCACAACATGTCTTACGAGAAAATTAACAATGTTAAGAAGCACATCAGTGCACATATACGTAAATAAATAGAAGTTATGGCAAATTATAGAGTAAGTCAACCACTAGGTGCATCACCTAAGTTTGATGGACCAGGTGACGGTAAGAAAAAAACAAATAAAAAGACAACGAAGAAAGACCCTCGGTTAAGTAAATTAACTCCAGCAGAACAAAAAGCTATGATTCAAAAAATCAGAGCATTAAACTCAAGTGGTAAAACAACTCAAGCGGGTGTTTTAAAAGCTAAACTAATGAAGGAGCGTAAAAAAGGATATTACAAAAGATAATGGCAGGTCGTACTAAGAAGGGTAAGTTCCCAGAGATAAAGAAATCAAGAGAGGGTGCCTTTACTAAGTGGGCAGAGAATAACGGGTTCAAGGATGCGTGTAGTGCTGCGTCTTCTGTAATGAAGAATAAGAAAAAGTATTCTGAGAAGGTGATGAAGATGGCGAACTACGCTAACAACTTTGGATGTAAAAGAAAATAGGATGGGAAGATTATTTTTATGGATAGGGCACACGATCATCTTGCTTGAGTTAAAAGCAAAGCGTGGATGGAACTGGTTAGTTAGCAAGCTAATGTTTAAATCAGTTGGATGCCCATGTAAGGCGTGTGTCTGTAAATAGATATTATGAAGAGAACTCGAATTGAATCAAAAGGTTTCGGTGACACCGTAGAGAAGTTCACTACAGCAACAGGGATTAAGAAGGTGGTTAACACTGTAGCTAAGGCTACAGGAAAAGACTGTGGGTGTAACAAAAGAAAGGACGCACTAAACAGAGCGTTCCCTTACGAAAAAAAATAAAAAATGGCATATCAAAAATTACAAGTAAGCGATGGGTTGGTAGTAATACCATCAAACAATGTAGACATCCCAGACCCGTCAACAGTTGTTATATTAAATAAAGCAGTAGGTAGTGATGTTGGGTCGGGAGATTTTTCTGGAGCTAACACGCTAACAGGAACAGGGCTGGCAGACCTAGGTATACAGGTTGGTGCCATAGTATATAACACTACAGCTCAGGAAGCTTACTACGTAGTAAGTGTAGACAGTGCTACTCAGTTGACTTTATCAGACGGAGGAACAGGGGGAGCTACAGACACCTTCTCTATATACAACGGAAGCAGTAATGGAAACATTCTTTATGTTGGTGGTGCAGGAGACGTAAATGCAAGGCTAGCTACATACCAGGGTAATAAGCTTGGTGGAAGTACTAACTCAAAGTTAGTGTTCAAGAACCTTCCTAACGCATCTTTTATGCCAACACAGGTGGTAAGGGTATTAGTTACCAACACTACAGCTACGGATATAATCGCATTATTTTAATATGTCTACAGGAATCGGAGTAGGTATAGCTGGACAAGTTTTCCAAACAAAGGCAGGGGCAGGTATTGCACCTGAGGGCTTTAGTAATTTATACTCAGTACTATTTGATGGGGTAGATGAATCCCTAGACGCTACTGTCTCTCCAAACTTTGGCACAGGAAACTTCACGATAAATTTTTGGATATACCGCACAAGTACTAGTGGATCTCAAAATATATTTTACAAGTCTGGAGGTACGGGTAGTATATGGCAAATATTTGTTACTAACGGTAACGCAATGCAGTGGTCTAGTACGCTATGGCCTGATGGCGCAGGCGTGGGACTAGTACCTGGAAATGATGTGTGGGAGATGTGGACCTATAGTGTAAGTCAGACTGGGAATACAGCAACATGGTATAAGAATGCAGCTAACCCTAATGTTAAACCTATCACTGGTTTGACTGGTGATTTTGGTGTGGGTGATACATTTGCTATAGGAAAAAACGCCACAACAAGTGCGTATAATTTTGCTGGTAATATAGATGAGGTTTCATTTTGGAATAAGGCACTGTCATCATCAGAGATTGCTGCAATATATAACAGCGGTGTGCCTACAGACTTAGCTGCCGAGCCTGGTTTAATAAACTGGTTTAGAATGGGTGACCCAAGTGGCCCATCATCTTATCCTACAATATCAGACGTTAAGGGAAGTATAAGTATGACAATGACAAATATGTCCTCAGCTAATATAACAACAAACGTACCCACATGATATACTGCATACTAGACATACGAGAACTAAACAACGTTAACTACAGTGAGGTGATGCAGGACTCTACCCATACAGTTAGAGAAAACCTAGCGGGGACAGCATTTATAATATCATTTCCTGCAGACGCAGTGCCTGTGATTGCAGAAGCCCCACAGAAGTATACACATCGTGAAATGCTTACTTACTTAACCGACCCCTCCAACGGATGGGATACTAAAGATTAGTTAATATAATTTATTAACTTTACTGTTATGAATTGGACTCAGACAGTAACATCAACAGGAGAAGTAGTTTACGTAACTACCCATTCCAATAATATTTAAAATGACAAGAGAATTGAAGGATACAGTAGAGGTGCTGGCTGCTAATGGAGGAGCCTTGGGATTAACTTTAACACAGTGTAATGAGTTACTTCAGACTATATCACTGATACTAGCAATAGCCTATACGGCATATAAGTTTTTAAAAATAAAAAAGTAATGGATAAACTAAAGGACGAGTTGTTCTTGTTGGAGGAGAAGTACTTAGATACGGAAGACTTTAATGAAAAGCTAGACTTAGCAAATGATATCCATAACATTAAGATGAAGATAAACGGAGTGAAGCCAATGGACAGTCATATCGACTGTGTAGGGTGTGGCTCATAACTGTAAACCATGATACACAACCTTAAGAACAAGATGAGCGTAGAATACTTACAGGGTGTTATTGAGGGGATGGGGTATTCATTCTTCACTAAGGGTAACTACAACGTAAATATTATAGGGGTAAGGAACCCAAACCTAGTTGCCAACTCTTTTGACGACACAATGATATGTGCATATAAGGTTAAGGACCAGTGGGTGCTTAAGGAGTGGCAGATAACAACAGACGCTGGGACATACTGGCTTGAGAACCCTCTGAATGTTAAGGGTTGTGCCCTGTTGGTGCCTAACCAGTACAGGGGTGTGTATAAGATTGATAAGCACAGGAATAAATACTACGCACTATGTCAACGAAACGGTGAGGTTGAGGTGTACAGGGACGACACAAAGGACCAGATACTTAACTTCGATGACGCTACAAAACAGTGGGGGTACTTTGGTATAAACATACACAGGAGCAACCCTTACAGTGAAAGTAAAAATGTAGACAAGTGGTCTGCAGGGTGTCAGGTGTTTAAGAAGGTGGATGACTTTAATGAGTTCATGACTATCTGTAACAAAGCAAGGGAGGAGTGGAGTAATTCATTTACCTACACACTAATAAAACAAGAGGACTTAAAACTATAGGGTATGGCAAGTAAGGGGAGAACAAAGGGGAACAAGATTTGTCCAGCAGGTATTGCCTGGGCTAAAAGAACTTTCGATAAGTACCCTTCTGCTTATGCGAACATGGCGGCAAGCAAGTACTGCAAGGATCCTAACTACGGTAAGAAGAGTAATAAGTAATGGGTGAGCTAAAGAAGTGGAGGGATGAAAAGTGGGTTCGTATTGGTACGGACGGTTCTATTAAGGGAGCGTGTGGTACGAGTAAGAATAAAAAGAATCCAGACAGATGCCTCCCGTTAGCTAAGGCTAAATCTTTAAGTAAAAGAAAACTAGCCGCTACCGCTAGAAAGAAAAAGAAGGAGGGTAGAAAAGGAAAGCAGTTTGTTAAAAATGTAAAAGGAGTATAGATATGGCGACTAAGTTTAAAATACACAACATGTACAGTAAGTCTGGGACCTTAAAGGTTGCTAAGACTATGAAGGACCACCTGGCCCTTAAGAAGAAAGGTTATAACCACACCAAGCCTAAAAAGAAAAAGTAATGGCCACTAAATCTAAGATGTCTTGTAATAAGGTTATGCGTTCCGACAGGGCGGGTAAAAAGAAGATGGTCAAGGCATGCGAGGGTGGAAGTGAAAAGCTTATACACTTCGGTGCTAAGGGCTATGGACATAACTACTCTCCCGTTGCACGTAAATCTTTTAAGGCACGACACAAGTGTGGCACAGCAAAGTCTAAGATGACGGCTAGGTACTGGTCCTGTAAGAAATTATGGGCGGGGAAGGGTGGCTCCACTAAGAGTTCACCCTCAAGTAAACGAGGTAAATATTAAGATATGTTAAAGGGGGTAATAGGAAATATATTCGGGAAGTTGTTTGATAGTGCCGAGGGTATACTCGATGAGATTATAACAACAGACGAGGAGAGAAAGGAACTCAAGATAGAACTTAAGCGTATCTTATTAGAGGCAGAGCGTGAGGCTTTCAATAAGGAAGTTGAGGACAGAAAGGATGCTAGGTCTTTATATAAAAGTGATGCGTTAATACAAAAGATATTAGCTGCGCTATTTACTACAGCATACTTTGGTTTATCATACGTTATGTTTAAATACTTTGTGATGCATGACGTTGTACTGTCTGAGTATGAGATAGGTTTTATATCCACAGTATTTGGTGCGATGAGTGCCAAGGTTAACACAATTGTAGACTTCTTTTTTGGGGGAAGTAGTAAGGAGAATAAGTAAATAAGTTTTACTATCTTTGTATAAATTAATTATAACTTAAATTTATTAAAATGGAAAAGATTACAGATCAAGAATTAGAGAACCTTCAGACAATGACGGCTGAGTTCAACAAGTTAAAGACACAGTTAGGTGACCTAACGCTACAGAAGCATGGAGTATGCTTACGTGTTGAGGAGTTAAAGGCTGAGTTTGTAGAGCTTGAAAAGTCTCTAATGGAATCATACGGTTCTGACTCTATTATTAATATGGAGACAGGAGAGATTAAAGAAAAAGAATTAGAAATAGAAAAATAAAGACATGGCAAAGATTGAGAACATTACGGTATACCCTACGGTAACCCCTGCAGCAAGTGACCTACTTATAGGTACAGATGTTAACGACAGTAATAAGACGGTAACGTTTACTGTTGCAGATATTGTCGGGGCGGGTAGTGTTGCTCAAGATTTAAACTCTGTATTAACTACAGGTAATACGTCAGCTTTATCCATAGTACTTACGGGAGATATTACTTGCGTAGGCTTACTACCAACAACAATATCAGCACAGGGTAGTGTTGGTACTGCGGGTCAGTACCTAACCTCTACAGGAACGGGGCTACAGTGGATTAACCCACCAACGGTTGCGGTGTCTACACTTCAAGAGACTCTTACGGCAGGAAACACAACTACGTTAGGTATCAACATGAACGGCTCAGACCTTATAGTGTCTGACGCTGGTGGTGGTATTACTGTAAACAATCCTGCGTTCTTAACGGTATCAGGTTTAACTACGTTTACTAACACTGTTAGTATCAACGGTTCTACACTTAACTTTGACGCAACGGGATTAATAAGTGACGGTGCTGGTTCTACGGGTACTGCAGGACAGTGGCTCGCTGTAAACTCAGCGGCTACAGGATTGGAGTGGTCCAATACATTACCTGCATCTGCTATACCAACACTACAACAGGTTCTTACTGCGGGTAACACTGCGGCAAGTATAGGTATCACATTCTCAGGTACTGGTGGTCTTGTTTTAGGGCCTAGTAATGATATAGGATCACAGGGTTCAAACACTTACTCTGGAAACAATAGGTTTACTGCTGTTGGGGATACTGCCAACACTGCAGCTTTATATATACCAGGCACAGTACATGACGCTACAAGCATTGGTACTGCAGGTCATATATTTACAGCCACAGGAACAGGATGGAATTGGGCAGCACCAGCTGTACAGACAAACACACTACAACAAGTATTAGACACAGGCAACAGTGCAACGGGTGCTAACGCAAGCATAACGCTTTCAGGTACTATTACTCCTGCTACAATAACAGATGGATCAGGTTCTACGGGTACCGCAGGGCAGGTGTTAAGTTCTACGGGGACAGGTCTACAATGGACAGCTACAGGTACGGGTGCGGTAACAAATATTACTGCTGCTGTAGACGTTTCTATTGGGTCACCTCTTTCTGTATCATCACCTACAGGAGCTGTTGTTTTAACTTCTCATTATTTTGGAGGGGCAGCAAATGTTGGATACGTTCCATCATCGGCAGCATCAAATCAAAGTGAAACATTCCTACGTGCAGACGGTACATGGAGAGCACCTTCAGGTTCTGTTTTTTCAGTGTCTCAATTAAGCCCTAATCCATCAACTGGTCAGGCTATAACTATATCACCAACATTAGGGGACGTATTAGTGAAGCCTCATTCTTTTGATGGTGGGGCTAATGTAGGACACGTACCATCATCAGCGGCAGCAAATCAATCTTTAGACTTCTTACGTGCGGATGGTACATGGCAGCCTCCAGCTGTACAAGAACAGCATGGAAGCAGAAATATACTATTCCTAAATGGAACAAGTTCTCAATCATATGTTTCTGGTACAGAGTATGCACGTACTAAGATTAATACTAGCAATGCGTATGGGATGAATGAACTAAACAATGTGGTAGCTCCAGGCTCACCAATTGCTAACATTGATTTTTATCCTTTTGTAATATTAACAAACCCTATAGGTAATGGAACTTGTAACGTAACGTACCCTAACTATGACATATGTTTAGCCACAATGGGGTTCTTTTGTAATACTGATGGAACTTATAGGTTTAATTTATATAAGTTAAGTTACACGAATACTGGTGGGTCAAACACCCCTGTGTTAGCAGCTTCAGCTGTATTTACAAGTTATGTTGCTAATACTGCGGTTAATGTAACCTTTACTTTTGAGGCTACCTCTGGGGTTCAACAACTAGCTCCAGGCGAATCATATGGTCTTACATACCAACAAAACTATAGTGCTACTGGGCTTACTAATTTTGGTGCAGACTTTAATATTGTTTGGTAGGATAAAATAAATTTAAATTAAATGAAATGGACATTAGAAAAATATCAATCGGTTCAGACTATAAGTCTGGGGCAATGCACTACATTGTAGGGCAAGACGTACTAGGGGGCTCACATAAGATACACCTCATTCAGGCGGGTAACGATTCATACAAGATATGGATACAGAAGGAGGATGTTGTTTACATGTGGAAGGAGTTCCTTAACACCCTACCAATATCTTTAGAATTTAATATAAACTTTTAATGAGGTCACCATACAACTTTATTGTTGAACCCCTTAACGATAGGAGGTACGACAATGTGAAGGATATGGATGGTACTGAGGTTATAACAAGTGTATCTCAGGAGGACCACATATCTTCTAATAGACAGGCAACGGTAGTAGCACTACCGATATCATACGAAGGACCTGTAAGGGTTGGTGACACACTACTAGTGCACCACAACGTGTTTAAGTTTTACTACGATATGAAGGGGGTACAGAAGAGCGGAAGGAGTTTCCTTAAGGATAACCTATTCCTAGTAGACTACGAGCAGTTCTTTTTATATAAACAAGACGGTGAGTGGAACGCTCATGGTAAGTACTGTTTTATAAAACCAGTGGACGCTAAAGAATCTTTTATATCAAAGGTAGGTGATGAGCCGTTAATGGGTACCGTAAAGTATATCAACCAACAACTAATAGACCTGGGTGTAAAGGTTGGGGACGAGATATCTTTTACGCCTGACAGTGAGTATGAGTTTACTGTGGACGATGAGAAGTTGTACAGGATGTTTACAAACAACATAACAATGGTTATAGAGTATGGATATTAGGGAGCTTAAACTAAGTATAATAGAGGCAGGGGAAAAGGCAGTAAAGCAGTTAGTGAAGGTTGCTAAGGAAGACATCATTAAGTTTGATACTGAGGATGAGCTTGCTGCTGACAGGTTAAAGAATGCTGCGGCCACTAAGAAGCTTGCTATCTTTGATGCGTTTGAAATACTTAAACGTATAGAGGACGAGCGTGCTATGTTAGACGGCACTGTTGCCGAGAAAAAAAGTAATACACCAAAGGGATTTGCAGAGTCAAGGTCAAAATAGTTTACATAGGGTACTTAATAAGTATATACCTAAACAGGTTCTTACCACAAAGAATAAGGCTAAGACCTGGGAGTATGGCTATAATGAAAAGTATGACGTAGTAATAATATCAAAGACAGGGCAGATAGATACTATTGTAGATATAAACGGGTTAAGGATTGCTTTACCTAAGCCCCCTAAAAATATAAATAACAGGTCTAAAAAGAAAGAGGAACAGTACTGGGAGACAACACCAATATCAAAAGATTTATCTAGAATAAAATCCATATTTCACTGGCACGACACGCCTGATGAATTTAAAGGTAAGTGGGTTGACTATATCGAGCAAGAGTTTGATAGGAGAGAGCAGGGGTATTGGTTTATGAATAACGGTATACCTACATATATTACAGGGACACACTACATGTACCTTCAGTGGACTAAGATTGATGTAGGTAACCCAGACTTCAGGGAGGCTAATAGAATATTTTATATTTTTTGGGAGGCGTGTAAGGCTGATAAGAGAAGCTTTGGTATGTGTTACCTAAAGATAAGACGTTCAGGTTTTTCTTTTATGAGTTCGTGTGAGGGTGTTAACCAGGCCACCATCACAAAAGATTCTCGGATAGGTATACTGTCTAAGAGTGGTAGTGATGCTAAGAAGATGTTTACCGATAAGGTTGTGCCTATATCAAACAACTACCCGTTCTTCTTCAGGCCTATACAGGACGGTATGGATAAACCTAAAACTGAACTAGCGTATAGGGTTCCTGCGTCTAAGATTACTAAAAAGAATATGTCTACCATAGCTGACGAGGAGTTAGAGGGCTTGGATACAACCATTGACTGGAAGAATACAGGGGACAATAGCTATGACGGTGAGAAGCTACAGCTCTTACTACATGACGAGAGTGGTAAGTGGGAGAGGCCTGATAATATATTAAACAACTGGCGTGTAACAAAGACATGTCTAAGGTTGGGTAGTAAAGTTATTGGTAAGTGTATGATGGGGTCAACGTCTAACGCACTAGATAAGGGTGGTAGAAACTTTAAGGATTTATACGAGGACTCATTTCCGTCTAAGCGTAATGCTAATGGGCAAACAAAGAGTGGTTTATACTGCTTATTTGTTCCTATGGAGTGGAACTTTGAGGGATACATAGACAAGTATGGTATGCCTGTATTTAGAACACCAACTAAGCCTGTAGCAGGAATAGATGGTGAGGATATAAAGTTAGGCGCAATAGACTACTGGGAGAATGAGGTTGACTCACTGTCTCAGGATGCTGATGCACTAAACGAGTTCTATAGACAGTTCCCTCGTACAGAGTCTCACGCATTCAGGGATGAGAGTAAGCAGTCTATATTTAACTTAACTAAGATATACCAGCAGGTTGACTATAACGACTCACTAATTATTGACCACCACATAACAAGGGGTTCATTTCATTGGAAGGATGGTATAAAGGACAGTAAGGTTATATGGGCACCAAATAAAGACGGAAGGTTTTTAGTTAGCTGGACACCTCCCCCTCACCTTCAAAACAATATGATTGTAGAGAGGGGTGTAAAGAAACCAGGTAACGAAGAGATTGGTTCGTTTGGTTGCGACTCCTATGATATATCAGGAGTAGTTGTGGGTAAGGGTTCTAACGGTGCGCTTCATGGGTTAACTAAGTTTAACATGCAGGAGGCTCCTAGCAACGAGTTCTTCCTGGAGTATATAGCTAGACCTCAGACGGCAGAGATATTCTTTGAGGAGGTACTGATGGCGTTAGTGTTTTATGGTATGCCTATACTGTGCGAGAACAATAAACCCAGGCTACTATATCACTTAAAGAATAGGGGTTATAGGGGTTACTCTTTAAACAGGCCTGACAAGACGTATATAAAGCTTTCTAAGACAGAGAGGGAGTTGGGTGGTATACCTAACACTTCCGAAGATGTTAAGCAGTCTCACGCCTCCGCTATAGAGTCATATATAGAGAAGCACGTGGGTATTGATTTTAACGGTACATATAGAGACGCAGGCGACATGGGGACTATGTTTTTTGGTAAGACGCTAGAGGACTGGGCTAAGTTTGATATAAGCAACAGGACCAAGTTTGACGCTGCTATAAGTTCGGGTTTAGCTATTATGGCTAACCAAAAGCACTTATATACCCCGTCTCAAGAGAAGTCAAAAATAAGTATTAACTTTGCTAGATACAATAACACCAGCAATAAAAGTCAAATAGTTACATGAAAGACGTAAACATAAATATAAACTCTGCTGCGTTTCCTGACCAGTTTGCTTCCGATAAAAAAAAGGCTACTGACGAGTTTGGGTTACAGGTAGGGCAGGCAATACAGTACGAGTGGTTTAGAAAGGATGGTAACGGGTGTAGGTTTTACAACCAGTGGGGAGAGTTTCACAGGCTAAGACTATACGCACGTGGAGAACAATCCGTTGCAAAGTATAAGAATGAGTTAGCGGTAGACGGTGACCTGTCATACCTAAACTTAGACTGGACACCTATACCTATCATACCAAAGTTTGT